TCATATATAGCCTCCTAAAGCCTCTTTGATGTTATCAATCAAATGATAGGCCGATTTTAAATCCCTCTCAACTACTGTTATTCTTTCAATAACATTATTGTGCTTGTCCACCTTTTTTTCCAGCTCGCTAATGCGGTAGTTGGTCAGCTTGTTCGCCGTTATAATTCCGGCTAAAGATCCAACAGCTGTTCCAATCAGGGCCAAAACCGCCACAATAATTTCTGTGTCCATCTTTTTCCCCTCCATAAAAAAGAGAAGGGCAAAAGCCCCTCCCTCTTATAAAATGCCCTGCGGCCGTTTCTGCGCCCACTCTAAAAATGCAAAGCGTTCTTCCTCTGTTCCGCCGAATAGCATATCCATGCACTGGTTTAAGTCTCTAAGCTCGCCATTTTTTGCGCCTTCTTTGTAAATCTCCATGATTTTCTCTCTGTTCTGGTAAAAATAGTTGTTTGTCATAATCTTCCCTCCTTTAATCTAATAAATTTTGCTGTTTGAGCAATGTGTAAAGAAGCTCGTCCTTCTCTGTCCTAGTCATGTCTTTAAAGGCCTTGCCCTTAAACTTTTCTTTTATTTCCTTTGCTTCTAATGCTAATTTTGGCTCGCCTTGTTTCAATGCTATTTTCATCACGCTAAACCTCCTACCTCTTGCGATATAGTGGCATCATCTGTTGGATTGGTTTTGGTTACAGTCCGCCTGATTACAACCGTATCGCCTGCTGTACCCACCGTTTTGGTAAATACATTTTCCTGGGTAGCGCCGTTGTCCACATATAAAGCCTTGTCCATCGCCAGATATGTTTCATCACCCGATGAGATAATGCTAACGGCCTCTTGTATATCGGTTGCCACCTTGTTATCTTCAACGTAATGAGCAATTTGAGTTATGTCTAGGTTTGATGTGTCAATAATTAACCGTTCCACAATCGTTGTATGAAGGGTACCCTGCGTTAAATATTGGTATACCGTATCATTGTCAATACCCAGCACAAACATTTTTGTACCGTCAGAGGTGAAGAAAACACTATAAGGGTTTGTATCTTGTGAGGCAACAGAAAAAGAAATACCGTCATAGCTTGCAGTAGAAATATCCCATGCTGTAGATAAACTGTATTGGTATACTCTATCATTGCCAGCTCCAACCATATACATCTTTGTGCCGTCCGACTTAAAATATATACCAATAGAAGAAGCATCTTGTGAAGAAACGCTGAAATAGATGCTGTCATAGCTTGCGGTTGATATATCCCATTCTGTGGATAAGCTGTATTGGTATACTGCGTCGTTTGTCGTTCCTAGTATATACATCTTTGTACCATCAGGCTTAAATGACATGTCAAAGGGGCTGGCATCTTGTGTAGCAGTAGAAAAACTTTTAGAATCATAACTAGCAGTTGATATATCCCATGCTGTAGATAAGCTGTATTGATATACAGAATCATTTGCGCCGCCTGAAATATACATTTTTGTACCATCGGGTTTGAAGGATATGCCAATCGGTACGCTGTCTTGTGAAGAAACGCTGAAATAGGTGCTGTCATAACTAGCGGTAGAAATATCCCATGCTGTAGATAGGCTGTATTGGTATACTCTATCATTGGCATTGCCCAGCACAAACATTTTTGTGCCGTCTGGCTTGAAAAATATACCATAAGGAGAAGTATCCTGTGAGGCAACAGAAAAACTTTTAGAATCATAACTAGCATTTATAAGATTATATGCCGCCTCTAATATGGCACTTCTGTAAACTGCCCCTTCGGTATATGTATTTGCAAGGTTGGTTTTTAAAGTTATTTGTGTAGCGCTGTCAACAGTGTCAATAATATGGTTTTCTGTGTTTGTGCTGTCTTGAATAGTTATTTCTTCACCGACGGCAAAATCTGTTGTATCGCTAACAGTAAGAATTTTTTGTCCCGATGAAGCAGTAGCGGTTAAGTCTGTATACGCATCATCAAGAGTTACATTAAACGATATGAAACCTTTTCGGCCAAAATTATTAACAGCGTCTTCTGTTCGCCCTTCGGCCAATCTTTTCAGGTTAATAACAGCCACTTCTCGCCTGATTGCATTAAGCTCTGCCGTTGGGTCAAATACTACTCCGTCCGCTATCTTGGCGGCCGTAACCGCCCCGTCTTGTATTTTGGCGGTATCAATGCTATTTTCCGGTACTATTCCCACCACAAGGTCGTCAATCTTTCCTTGCACTTGTTCTATCTGGCCTTGCACCGTTGTGCCTGTAATGCCGGTAAACGGTGCCGCCCCAATATTTGCCGCCCCTGTCGCCCCTTCCAACTCATCAATTAAATCAAGCATATCATCTGTGTTTTCGTTTAGCAGGCGGTCAAAATCAGCCTTAACGGTACTTGACTGGTCTTGTAAAACATCCGGCTTTGTCCGCCATATGCTTTTGTTGTTGTCCGGCCGTGTAAATGCCATGTCATCAACTCCTTTTTTCATAAAGGGAGGCGGCGCAAAGGGCCTCGCCCCCCTGTTTTTCTTTTTATTCTCTTTAAAAAAGCGGCTTAAATCCCCGATAGGGGCAGGTTGTGGCTCACCATCATGCGGATGGCATCCAGCCTTGTAATTTCCCCCATCTGCAACCAGCGAGAGATAAGATTAGCCGCCGTATCATTCTTGCCATGCTCTAAATTGCTTTTTACCACATCTTCTAAATTGGTGTACTGCTTTGTGTTCTTCCAAAGGCCGCCAAAAAGGTCTAGCAGCTTTATATACTGGGCGGCCTGCTCAGGGGGTGCGCTGTATAAAAGATAGTCCGCCACCCGCTGGGCGTTGCCCCCGTTTTCTAAGATGGCTTTTGCGTTTTTATACAAAACGTCAGAGGTGGTAACAAGCCCTGCATCGGTCTTATCGCCGCTGCTTTCCCCTTTGGCGGAAGTCCCCCCCTTTGCGTAAACAGGGCTTATTTTCATGTTATATTCTTTCTCCATACCGGAGGTGTCAACCCCTAAATTCTTCAAAAAGGAAAAATCTCCCGCCGTGGCCGCCTTCCACGCCCGGTCATAGGCGGTTTTCTCCTCATACTGGCGGTCAGCCTGCATGTCCCTTTGCACATTGTAGTTGTAGCTACGTTGGGCATTGTCCTGGGCCATGGCTCCTTTTGCAAAATCAATGGCGTATTGCAGCGCCTCCTCGTCGGCCGATCGGTCAATCTCCTTTAGGGCCTGGGCCTTTGACTGCCCCAACTGGTTTAGGGCGCTGCCGTAAGCCAGCTGCGGGACAAGGGCGGTGGTTTCGGCAAGGCCCCCCGTCTGCCCTGTCTTGGCCATAATGGCAGGCAGGTTGGCCAAAGTCTGCATTTTCTCAATATAGGCGTTTTGCACAAGCTTTTGGTAATTTTCCTCCACCTCCTGTTTTTTCGCCTTTTTCCTGCTGTCTATCTGTGCATTTACCTGCCCGGAAAGCTGGGTATAAGGGTTTTTAACCGTATTGGCCATTTGGACCGTATCCGCCCCCTGCCCCGTCGGGTAGGCGGCGGGCAAATACCCCTCTACCCCAAACGCAAGCTGAGAGGTGGGCACCCAGCTCTCATCCCAGGTGCCGGCCTTCTTTAGGCTCTGCTCCTTCTCGTAGCGCTCCCGTGCTAAGGCGTCAAACTCCTCTTTGGTTTTGGCTTTTTGCATTTCACTGTATATATCCCGTGCCATAAATTTTTTCCCTCCTATTTTTTATGTTTTCCCTTTTCCTTTACCTCAAAGGCGAAGGAGTAAAGGCCAAAAGGCTCGTAGATGGCGTCCCCCCGCACCCGAAAGGCAAACTTGTCCAAGCGCCGCAGGCCATATTTTGTACTTGTTTTTTTGGGGGTTGTATCGGTAGAAAGGTTTAGGTTTGCAAAATCCAAATCGCTCAAATCCAAATACCCAAAAGAAATCTGGTCAGACAGCACCTCATACCAAAGCCCCGACAGCTGCACATCAACAGTAACGGAGGTGCGCTTATACGCCTTGGCCCGCAAGGCAAGGTAGGAAATGGCCTTGTTGGTGTAAAACAGCCCCCCCACATATTCGGGGAACTCCCAACTCCATTGATAGGTCTGTCCATCGTCATTGTAGGAGGCGGTGGCATTTTCATCGGTGTAAAACTCCATCACGTCCCCGTCGGGGGTGCCAAACAGCAGTCGGTCCCCGTCGCACAAAAAACAGCAAGCGGGGATATGGTCCCAGTAAAAGGCGTTGTATTGGTAGGCGTTACCCAAAACATTTCCCTCCCCCTGGGGGTTTAGGCGGTCTAGCACATACACATGGCTGTTTACGCAAAGCAAATAATACTGTTTATACACACAGGCCACGGCATCTTCTATCCCCTCCTCCAAAAGCAGGCGGCGGTTTATGCGGTCCCCCCGCATGGTTTCCATCTCCACCCCGGTCAAATCCTTGTAGGTAACGGCCTGCACCCCCAGCGAGGAGAGAAACAGCGGCTCACCAAACTGGGCGCTTGCATATTTTGCAATACAGCCGCTGCCCCCTATCACCTTGTCAACGGTAATCTGGGGCACCTCCAGCCCATTGATGGAAACAGAAGCGACAGAGCATAAATAACTGCTTGCGCCGTTTGTATCCTTGTGGGCAATCAGCTGGGTGTTTAACGTGTTAAAAGACACAATGGCAGAGTCGTCCTGCCCCAGCACCCCGTATTGCAAATCGCCCCAATAGGTTACATCTCCAATCCCCGACCAAAACAGCTGGTTGGGGCAATCAGGGTTGCCTGTTAAAAACAGCTGGTTTTCATCACCGTTTATGCCAAACCCCTTGGCCACACTGCAGCCGAAAATGCGGCTTCTTTGGTCGCTTCTGTCTTTAGCGGCGGTCACAATCAAATTGTCCTCCTGCCCATACACAGGCAGCCCCGGCGCCGTGTTAAAGGTAATTTTGCCCAAGGTTCGGTCCACGGTAAAATCCGTGCCCTCAACCAAATCGTCCCATACCACAACGCCGGAGGAAAGCCGGGCCTTCTTCACCAAAACCGTGGTTGCGTCTAAATCCCCAAAAGCCAGCTGATACACCGTATCGGTAGCCGTACCGCAAAAGGACTGCTCCCACTTGTCACAAATTAAGTTCACCTGCTCAAACGGGGTGCCCCCGCCTGCGGGGGTGCCGCCTATGATAATGCGTGGCACCTTCCCCTCAACCGAAGAGCAAGTCACACCGTCATATACCAAAAGGGTCTTCCCGTCTACGATGTACAATTGATCGCCAAAGCGAAAATACTGGCTTTTGGCGGTGTTCATGTCCGAGTACAGCTGCACGCTTTCCCACACCCCGTCGCTTAAGCTCATAAGGTACAGCCCATCCTGGCTATGTACAACGTAGCTGCCGCCCCACCTGGTCATGCCGTAAATTTCCCCACCTAGGGAAAACTTCTTAAAATACCCCATCCGCCGCCTAATTTTTCCATATTCATCCCGTATCATGTTAAGAGAGTTAGGCGAGTAATACGCCGCCACATTAGAGGAGGCCCGAGAAAAATCAACGGATAAAAAGGTGTCATACACCACCGCCCGCCGTGGGGCGGCCTTTAAGTTTTGATACTTTACCACAGCGAAGCCTCCTCTTCATCCTCAGGCAAGGTCACCCTAACCCCCGCAGAAAGGTTGGCGCTCCTTTGAAAAAGCTCGGCCCGCCTTTGTTCAAACTCGCTCAAAACAAGGGTGGCATAGTCCTCCTCCCCCATAAGGCGCAGCTTCCCCTCAATGTATAGGGGGAGTATGGCATACACCTGCGGGTCAACATCTAACTCATACTCATCGGAAACAGGAGAAGGAAGAGAAGCAGGATACCCATTATAATAAATCAAAAAGGTGCCCAAATCCTCCCCGTTTACGGTAAAATACCGCCCCCCCTCTATGCGGTAGTTGGCGGCAATTTCATCGTTAAAATACACCTTCCTCCCGGTAAGAGAGTAAAAATCAGGGGCAAGGGTCCCTAAGTCATAGCGCACCACCCCCGACGCAGCCTCGCTTTGGGTAATCTCTAAGCTTTTTATCACATACTTTCCCCCGGTGGCAAGCAGGGCCAGGGCCTCTTCCAAAAGCATAGGGATAGCCTTTAAATACCCCACAATGGTGGCACTGTAATCTATAATCTCCCCTCCGGAAATGTTTTTGTCCTCCCCTAAGCGCAATAGCACATTTACGCATAAATCCTTGTAGGTTGGTTGGCTCATCGTCTTCTCCTCCATTTTTATAAAGGGGCCTTTTTAAGCCCCCTTTTTAATCTTTTATAACGCCCGCGCCGGAGTTGCACCGGCAAAAGCTAAACAGGCGACGCATAAGAGGCGGGGTATTCCCCGCCTCCTTTGGGTTTTGCCCCTTTTATCTGGGCAAGAATACACAAGCAATCTTAATGTTTGCGCTTTCCCCTAAAATTTCAATCTTCCCGTCCGAGTTTAAATATCTGCCGCTCTCAATGGCGATAATTTTAGTTGCACCTGCCGCAACCTCATAAACCAAATCGCCAAAAGCCATAGGGCCGTCGCCCCCCTTGATGGTTACATCCTTAGGGTCGGCGCCCTCGGCGCTCTCGGCAATAATCAGCATCTTATGGTCAGGGCCGGTGGGGGTAATCAATACCCCGTCAGAAGCATCAACCGCCGCAGTAGCCGGCATAGCCGCAAAGGTGTTCCACACTAAATTGGTATTTGTAATAGCTGTAGCTGCCATAGTTTATCTTCCTCCTTTCTTTTACCCTCTCGCCTTAATTACATACAGTTCTTTCGGGCGTACAAGCTTTGCGCCGTAGCAGTCTAACACCTTCACAGCGTCGGCAAACTGCTTGTCAGGGCGATAGGCCTCTGTCTTCTCAATGCCGGAGGCAAAAGCAATCGCCCCCTTGGTGCGCACCATCATGTAATCGTCGGTACCGTCGTTGTAAAGGTTGTTGCTCATCTTTACAACAGCCCCGTTGTAGGTACCCAAAATTCCCTTTTGAATCATGTCCACGTTGGCGCTCAGCTCGGCTGTCAACGCATTTTTTAACAAAGCGTAAAACCAAGGGGATATGGTAATCACCACATTGTCGCTAATTTTAACCCCGTTGTCCCACAGGGTAACCAAAGCATCGTCTACTGCCTTTCTCGCATCTGTGGTTGTGGTAATCTGGGCCGAGGTGGAAGCCAAACTGGCCCCGCTCGCCAAAGAGGCAATATAAGAATCCCTCGCCTCAGCCAAAGCTGCGGTAGACTCCTTCATATAGGCCTGCATCAGCCCCTCCTGAGACTGGGCCTCGTCAATGTCGTCTACAAGAAAATGGGTGTACTTATACTGGTCAATATTTAAAAAGATAGAATTATCCGGCGGCGTCTCGGCCGAAGCAATGTCAGCCCCGGGCACATAGGTGCCCACGGTGGGCCGCTCCACCCCAATAATTTTCACCGTCTTGCCAAGTCCGGCCTCCCCCTTAAAGCGGGTGTTGCAGTCTTCTTGCAAAACGGTTATTTTTTCCAGCTCATGCTGAATGTACTTAGACCAAACAATAGATTTAAAATTGTCGTATGCCATTTAAAATTTCCCTCCATTTTTATTGTTTTTGTTTTTTTGCCCCCCTTAAAAGGGGCGGCAACTCCCTACCTGATTTTTGTCAAAGAGGCGATGGCCTTTTGCAAAATTTTCGGGTTGTCTAACTCCCTTTTGGTCAAACGGTCAAGCTCCCCCTCGGTAAAGTATTCTTGGCGCGGGGTGGTATAAGACTTGACAGAACCGGTGGAAGGGGGCCTTTTTTTTGTCTCTTTCTCCTGTCGGGCGCGAATGGCCTCAAAAGCGGTTACGGTGTCAACCCCCGCCGCCCGCAGCCGCACAAAATCCTCCCCTAAGTCAAATACGGTTTTGGCCTTCACATCGGGGAAAAGGCTGCGAATGGCCGACAGGTCGTCGTCAAAAATTCGCTGGTGCTCCCTCTCCTTTAGCTGGCGGTTCTCCCATTCCAAAAGGGCCAGCCGCTCCTTTGCCTCCTCCTCATAAGGGTAGGGAGAAAAGGCCTCTCCCCGCCCAAAACCTTGGGCACCGCCCTCCTCTTTTTGGGCCTCTTCGGGCAATGTTTTCTCCCCTTCTTCCAGGCCAATCAGCCTGCCCAACGCATCTTTTAAGCGGCGGTTCTCCTCCTTTGTTGCCTCAGCCTCACGGCGAAGGCGGGCAAAGCCTGCATCCTTTGTAAAATTCCGCCCCTCGGCGTCGCCTTCTTCCTCTGGCTCTTTTTGGGTAACCTCTTGCCCCTCCAAAGGAAGCGACAAGGCAGGGTCAGCGGCCTCCTGCATGTTTTCGCTTACCATTTTTTTTACTTCTTCTTGTGTTTTTGTCATGACAATGTCCTTTCTGTTGTTGGATTTTTACGCGTTGCCTGCGATATACAAAAAGGCCCCCCGCCCGTTTGGCGAAAAGCCCTAATGCCTACTGTAACTTTGTATAAAACGCCTCCCCGTCTCCTTCTAAAAGACGGTACTTGTCCTTTGCGCAGTGGGGGCAGTACAAAAAAGTAAGGGTGTAGGTTTTATTGTCCTGTATCTTGGTACCCCCCTCTTTTCGCATCAGCTCGGTGTTTTTGTGTCGGTCACAATACATGGGTCTTCCCTCCCTTTTCCCGCCCCTTAAGGGGCATTATCTCCTGCCTTGGGGCTTTGTTTTTTTCTTCCTCCCCCTTAAGCCGCCGGTTTTCGGCCTGCAGCCTTTCTACCTGTTTGCCAAGCTCCATAATGGTCTTGACGGCCTTTTGGTTTTCGGCCTGCTTTCGCCTTTGGGCAATTTCTAAAAGCTTTCCCTTAGGAAGCGAGCTGTCCTCGTCCAAAGCCTCCACATATTCAAAAAAATCAATAGCGCCCGAGGTAAACAATTCCTTTAGGGCCAGCTCCTGAGCCAGCTTAGAGTAAGGGCTGCTGGGGGATACGTCAATACGCACCTCAACCATCAACTCTTTTAAACTCTCCTGGGAGATGGTCTCAACCCCCTCCTCGCCCCCCTCTTTCGATACCATAACAAACAGCCCCCCGGGGTGGTAAGCCGTCCACAGGTCATACCAAATAAAGGCAATGTCCTCAATAAATTGCTTTAAGCCCGCCACCTGGGCGTTTACGCTAAACAGCCTTGCCTCTCTTGCGGCGTTTATGGCGGCGCCGGTGGCCCGCTCAGGGTCTACATTTTCCAAATTGTCCCCCATCCCGGCCAGCTCACGGGTCAAAACAATAATCTCTTGCCAAATGTCCTTAGCATAAGGAGAGATGCTAGCAGGCTGCAAATAGCCAATCAGCTTGTCCACCCCACCGCCGGTTAAATCCTGCACAGCAATGTTGCTGTCAGGGTAGGAAAGCTTCTTAATATCCCCCTCCTCCAGCGCCCCGGCGTTGTAAACCTTATGGGGAAAAGCAGAGGATTTCACAGCACACTCAAACCGGTACAAATTCTTGTTGATGGAAAGCTGGTTGGGTATCTTGTCCCAAATATCCCCAATCCCCCTGGCCGCCCCCTTCTGGGGCCGCCAGCTGTACTGGGCCACAGGGTATAGGCTAAGCCCCTCAATGGCTCGTGGCGGCTCATACACCACCCCCCGGGTAGAGCGGCAGCAATGCACCACCCCGTCCTCCTTCCACAGCTTCATAAGGGATATAAGCTTCTGGTCGTTGTCCACCTCAAGCTCTCCCCCAATTTGGCCGGTCACATCGCCATCGGGCAAAATAGCGGCAATTTGGGCGTTGGAAAGCCCGTTCTCCTTGGCCTCTTTTCGCACCTCGTCCACATAGCGCCGCTGTATGATGAGGATGTAAGGCTGCTCCTGGATGTTGGGGTTTTGCTCATCGGCCAGCATAATGTTGGTGGTGTCTATCGCCTCCATCTTTATTTGGCCGCCCTCATCGTAAAAATACAAAAAGGCGTCCCCGGCGATAAAGGCATCCTGCAGCACGCTCCAAATATAGCGGTCCAGCTTTAACCGTTCCCAAAGGCGGGCGGCATGGCGGTTCATCTTTTCACAAACCTCTTGCCGCTCTTTTTGCCTGGTGTCATAATTTAAGCTGGAGTAGCGAATGCTCATGGTGTTTTGCCCAACCATAGCGGTGGCGCTTTTTAGCATGGGCAGCAAAATGTTTAGCTGGGCAGGCCGCTCGTCGCCGCTTTTAAGCCCCTCCCATTGGTTGGCCCCCACCATTTGGTGGCTCCTCTCACAGCGCTCAAACAACCCGTTGGCGTTAAAATAATCAAGCCCCCGCTGATACTCCTTCCAAATTGCAGTCATCGTCTCCATTTCAGCTTACCTCCTGCTGGGCCCTTCGGGTCCCATAGTTTTCAATGTTTTCATAAATCAGCCGCTCTCTTCTTTCCTCTTGCCTCTCCTTTTTAGAAAAAAGAGAGGAGAGGGGGCGCCCCGCCCTTTGTATCCCCGCCCTTTGCGGCACTGCCGTCCTCGGGGCCTTTTGCACCCGCCTTCCTAAAAAAAAGCCAATGCATAAAAAAAAGGCCCCAAAGGCGGCCTCAAAAATAAGAATTACAGCCATGGTCTCTTCTGTCATGGTTTTTCTCTCCTATAAATTGTTTTTTTCTTCCTTTTTGCCTAAAAGCCTCCCCGGCCAAAGGGCAAAGGAAAAGCTGCCCGGGGTCTTTCGCCCCTATATTTTAAAAAAAGCCGTATACGGCTTTTTAAAAATATCTTTTTTTATCAACCGCCCTTTTTTATAGGCGGGGCAAATCCGCCCCACAAGCAAACCGGGTTTTTGCCACCTTCTCGGCCACCACTTTTATATAACCCTTTTCCATCATCTTTTTTATCAATCATTTATAAAAAAAGATGTTTCCCCTGGGTATAAAAGAACTGCTTTTCACTTTAACCCCTTAAGAGCGCTCGCCTTGGTTTCCCTCGCCTCGGCTTCTCTCGCCTCCCGCCTTTTTTTCTATGCTACCATCCTAGCACACAAAAAACCCCTTTTCCCGCAACCTTTCTGCACAGGGGCACAACTGTCAAAACCACCCGCCATTACAAAAAATCAAGCACGCAAAACAACCCCACCGAATATATCCAGCGGGGTTGTTTCTTTAACTTTTACAAACTCTAATTTTGCCAGTTTTTGATATCTCCTGTATTGATTGGTGAGATATTCAGTGATACAATCAAAATGGTGAATGAAAAATTTATGTGTAAATTAAGAATAAGAAGAGATAAATCATTAGACAAAAAATCCATTGATAATTCTACTGTTTTTATTTTAATTTTGATTTATTGTTCAAATATTATGAGGTGATTTTTTTGAATGCCCCTTCTAACAATACTAACATCGAGATGTATGCAATTATTAAAATAAAGGAGGCTATGTTGCGTACAAATCGAGTTGAACCTGATATTCGAGATAATGATAAAACTCCATCTTGGGATGGAGAACTGAGATTGTATACTGAGGAAAAATTTCAAAAAACACAATTGTGTGGAAAGATCCCAGTACAAGTTAAAGGAAAAGGGGTATCAGAGTTCAATGACTTGTCAATTAAATACAATGTTGAAATAAGTGATTTGAAAAATTATAAAGAAGATGGTGGAGTAATCTTCTTTGTTGTACATATAAATGACTACGATAATTATAGAATTTATTATAAATCTTTACTTCCATATGATTTACAAAAACTATTGTTAAATTTAGAAAAAAATCAGAAAACGAAAAGTATTGAATTAACTCAGTTTCCACATCAAGACCCTAATGAAATGAAAAGAATTTTATGGGATTTTATTCACAACAAGAAAAAACAAGGTACTCTTTTACCAAATGTTTTCTCAATGGCAAACTTAAAAAATTTAGGTATTGAAATTGAGAACTTTGAATTCTCAATACCAACAATTGGAATGAAGTCAAAAGAAGATTTTTTTGCTCATTTACTAGCGAGTAGTCCTTACATTTATATGAAACCGAAAGGAATTTCCGCAAGCTTTGCTATAGACAAGGTTTGTTTAGAACAAATATCTGAAAACTATAACGATCTTGTTATTGTTAATGGAGAAACTCTTTATGAATGCATCTCTATCATTAGAACGTCAAATGCCACGCCCCATTTCAAAATTGGAAAAGGCATTACATTTAAGTTTGGAACGGACAAAGTTGACTTCTGTTATGAAAATACAGGAACATTAAAAGAACAAATTAAACAAATGAAGTTCATTTGTGCATTACTGCAAAATCAAAATGTACGCATCGGTGAGTTATCATTAAAAGATTTAAACTTAAGTTTTGATTATAATAATGTGACTGAGGCTAAAAATCGACTAATGTGGTTAGAAAAGCTCGATTTGACACTTCAGACTCTACATGTTGAAAAAGATTTAAATTTAGACCAATTATCTGAACCTGAAATTAACAAGTTATATAAGCTAATAGAAGGAATATTGGATGGGAAACCCATTCCCTTTAACACAACTGACAAGTCAGGCATGGGCCTACTTGCTGTTGGTAATATTAACATTATCTTTTTATACAAACAGTATGATTCTGAGAATCTATTTTATATTTCTAATTTATTTAATTCAAGGGATACTTTTTTATCATTGGATGGTGAATCAGTTTCAGTTAGCCCATATATTATATTTAAAAAAGATGATTTTTCAAAGTTTGATAATATAAATTTTAAGCAAATTGCAGAATCTGTACAAAGTTTTCCTTACACAGAACTATACGGGGGGCAAATCACACAATTTGTTTTAGAATTGTTAAAATTTTATGATTCTCAGCAAAAGCAAGATGATTTTATTCTAGACGTTGCAGAAATTTTAGTTAGTTTTATTTTGAAAAACAGCAAGAACAATGAAGACTTAAACAAAATTAATTTGCTTCAAATTTTTAAAAGAAGAAGACCTCTAACATTGGAGGAGAATAAATATCTTATTTCGCTTAAGCAAAAGGAGTCTCAATATCAGTTGGCCGCTAACATTTTACTTGAAAGCTTTGCAGAAGCAGAAATTATTTATGAGAAACTAGATAAAGAAATTAAAAATCAATTTGAAGATTATCCCATATTTAGTTTGTGGCAGAAAAATCGTAAATAACTGAAATCCTCACAAAAGCATAACTAAAGGTGAAGCGGATTAATCCGCTTCACCTTTTTCGTCTTTTTCAATCTGGCTCTAAACCAACCAATGCCACACAAAATAATTATCAGAATATGCAACCATATAAACCCTCTGGTTTTATAGTACCACACCATACTAAGACCCCCCCCTTACAAAACCTCCGTCCGCTCCCTGCCCAAGGCTTCAGATCGGGCAGGGCGAATGCCAAAAGCATGGTAAAGGGTCCTTCTTTCCTCCGCCCCTTTGGGAGAAGGGGCAGTACGGGTTACGCAAAAGCCCCTAAGGGCGTCTGGGGCATGGGTTAATTCATGGGGGCTTTGGGCCACATCGTTTGGGTTGCGGGCATCAAACTGCAAGGCAGGCAAGGTGCGAATTAAATGGATACAGTTAGAAAAAATCCTAAGGTTTGGGGTCTTTTCCCCCTCTTCGTCCAATCGGGGCTTTAGCCACTCCTTCACCGCAAGCCACCCGTCTAATCGGCGGTTAGAGGTTTTGACAAGCCCCAGCCCACACTCTCTAAAAATGTCGGCCACGCTCCGCCCCGTCTCCTGGCGGCGGTTCCACAAATCTGGGGGCGCCAAGGCGGCGGTTATTTTTTCCTGCCCCGTCGCCTCTAAAATCACCTTCGCCCCGTCGGAAATAATCAAATCGCTTTGGTAAACCTCTCGGTAAACCCAGGCCCTGCCCCTCTCGTCCACAGCAATCCAGTAGGCCGCCAGCATATCAAGGCCATAGTCAATGGTAATATACTTGCGCCAGTGGGAGGGTATGAAAAACGGCTCAATCACATGAATGCTTCGGTCCCACTCGCCAAAATACTGCCCCTCAAACAGGTCCCACTCCCCATAAAGCAGGGCCTTTTTCTCCCTCTGGGGCAAATTTTCCAGCCGCCGCAAATACCCGGGGTCAGCCCCCATCAAAAAGCCGTTGTCCCTGGCAAAGGAGGGGATAAACTCCCTCGTCCCCCCGGGGAAGGAAAAAGGGGTGTTGGGCGGCCCCGGGTCAACAAACCGCGCCTTTACCCATCGGTGTCCCACACCCCCCGGGTTAGCGGTGGATTTTACCTGCTTCGGATAAGGGTTGGCCCCCCGCAAGCGAGACAAAAGATACAAATACATCTCCTCAGTAAAATGGGTCAGCTCGTCAAAGCGAATCATATCATACTCGGCGGACTGATAGCGGTACACATCGTTTTGGCTGTCACAATACCCAAAGTCAAGGATAGAGCCGTTTTTAAACCGCCCTACATGGCCTGCGCCGCTGTAGGTGTACACCTCCTTGGGAAAAAGCCCCAAAGAGGTGCGCACCAAAGACTTGTCAAGCTCCACCAGGGTGCGGCGCAAAATCAACTGTTTCGATTTTGGGTATCGCAAGGCATAGTAAAAGGCGTCAATCAACTGCCCGTAAGACTTGCCGCCCCCCGCCGCACCGCCAAACAGCACCTCGTGGGAGGCGGCCTCCATAAACTGCCGCTGCTTTTTGGTAACAGACAAAAGCAAATCCTCCCGCCCCATGCTATAAGGCCCATGCCCTTCTGATATCCCCTCTTGTATCCTTTCCTCCATCTTCTTCACCGTTTCTTCACCTCTCTGGTCTCCCCTTCTTCCATCTTCTCCACCACCCCCGCCTTACAGGGCTTTCCCTCCATCTTCTTCACCTTCCCCCGCCTTACAGGGCTTTCCCTCTATCTTCACCACCCCCGCCTTACGGGGCTTTCCCTCTATCTTCACCACCCCCGCCTTACGGGGCTTTCCCTCTATCTTCACCACCCCCGCCTTACGGGGCTTTCCCTCTATCTTCACCACCCCCGCCTTACGGGGCTTTTTCAGCCCTTTTATCTTCCCTTTTGGCCGACATCTCCCCTTTTTCTTGCACTCGCCCTTCATTTGGCACCGTCTTTATCTTTATCATCAGTCAACCACCTGTATCTTTACAGAAAAGTCGGCCTCTTTTGTTTTTTCCTCGGGTTCCCCTTCCTGCTCTCCCAGCTTCAAGCAGTTTTTGGTAAAAAACTGGGCAAACTGGCAGCTGTATAAACCGCTGATGGAGTTGACCAGCACAATCTTCTCCTGCAGCTGCTTCGCCCGTCTGTAAGCCTGGTCAAAAGCGGGGTATTTTTCTCGCCACTGCTCAAGGGTGCTCTGGCACACCCCAATTTGGTCGGCAAACCCCTGAAAGGTGGGCAGCTCCCTGGGCAGCACCACAGGCTCCTCGCTCTTTAGGTTTCCGTTGGCGTGGTAGGTCTTTTTAAAGTGGGTCACCTGGGGGTCCTGGCTAAAATATAAAACAATCTCCTCGCAATAGTCAGGCATATACTTTGGCTTTTTTCTTCTTTTTTTTACTTCCCTCTGTTCCCCCATCACACTCACCGCCTTTTAAAAAATGTTTCGTCTTTCGCCATTGTCTCAACCTCGTCCGTCTCCCCTCTTTGGGGCTTTTTCCGCCACCCCCCGGCTCTTCGCCTGCACAGCCTTCTTAAACCTTGGCGCAAAGGCCACCCCCTCATCTTAAAAAAACGGGGAAATTTCTCCCCCCCGCCTGTATCCTAAGGCAAAAGCCCCTTCCGCCCCCCATTTTTATGATAGGGACGAAAAAAAGCATATATAACCCCTTGCCAAACCCTTCTCCAAATGCAGGGTAACATACAAGTCTCACACCCTATTCCCTTTGGCATCGGCTCACACCCCAACCCTTCGCACCCCTATTCCTTTTTTGGGGTCACCCCCTTAAGGGATTTTGCCAAAACCCCTCTCACTTTCTGCCCGCAAAATTTATAGCTTTAGAAAAAAAAGCCGGGGCGGCACTTTTTCCGCCCCGACCCTGGTCGGCTCGCTTTTTATTTATTTTCACGCTATCAGCCTACCACATAAACCGCCCCACTTCCCGCAGGCTTTCTGCACTACAGGTCGGTCACCCCAAACATAGCCAAAGTAAACTTTCGAAGGGCCGCATCCTTAATGTTGTATATGTTTCGCTCCTCATAGCCTAACTCCTCGCACAAACGGTCGATATGCCCGTCACATCGGGCAATGTAAAACCCCTTCAGCACCAGCCGCTCCGCCTCGCTTAGCGCCTCCAAAGCAGAGCGTATCCGCTTTACCTTGGCCTTTGCCACACGATAGTTAATCTTAAGCCGCTCCTTTTTATCCATGCAGGCAATCACCGCATCCTCCCTGGTTTTGCCGCCGCCTTGCACCTTCTCCCTGTCATAGGCGGTGCCCAAAAGCCCCTCCTCCAAAAGGGCCAGGGTCTTAATCTCTTCAGGCAAGGTATCAAGGCTGCTCTCCAAATAGGGATATTCCTTCAAATCAGCAATGGCATTATTTTTCCAATCCATAGTATCCTCCCCTTTTTCAATCATTGGGCTCCTTTTCGGCCCCTTTTGTGTGAGAAATGCAAAAGGCTCTGCACCCTTCTTTTAAAGCATATGAGATAAATTTATTTTTCCATTTTTTGGATTATTTGGTTTCTAACCCTTGTAAATTCTGTTAAAAAGGGCTATATTGAAATTAAGCAAACATAATATGTCAAAAAAAGTCTCTTCAAGGGGCAGTCCCCCCACGGCTGCGGGGCTTTTTTCCACCTCGGCTTGTCCCGGGCGGCCTGCCCTTCCTCCTCTTTTTTAATTTTAAAACCAACCTTGTAAAATATATAAAAATATATAGGAGGGATTGTAATATGAGCCAAACAACCCGCATCCACCCAAAACCGCTTTTTATAAGCCTGCTTATCACCTTAGGCGGCGGCAGCCTCTCGGGCTACCTTTCAGCTTCAGGGGCAGAGTTTTATGAAAAACTTACCCTGCCTCCCCTCTCGCCCCCGTCTGTTGTCTTCCCCATAGTATGGACCATACTCTATACGCTCATAGGCACAGCAGCCTACCTGGTTTATGTATCCCCCTCACCCATAAGGAAAAAGGCGCTTACCGTCTACGGGGTTTCCCTGCTTGTTAACTTTTCCTGGTCTTTTTTGTTCTTTCGGTTTTGGCTTTGCCTGTTTTCCTTTTGGTGGCTTGTCCTGTTGTGGGTCCTCACCCTTTGGACAATTCTCCTCTTTTTTAAAATACGAAAAGGGGCCGGTTGGCTTTTGGTGCCCTACCTGCTTTGGCTGTCCTTTGCGGGGTATCTCAATTTTGCCATCTGCCTGTTAAATTAAGTTTATATAACACCCCTATAAAAACCTCACCCTTTTTCCTCGGGGGAAAATCCCCCCCTTTGCCCCCCTTTTTTAGGGGGGCTTTCTCTTTTTTATGGGGCAAAAGCCTCGTTTCCCATTCCCATTGCCGTTGCCCCACGGAAACAGCCCCACCCCTTGCACATCCCCTATGTATCTGCCCCTTTTGTCGGCTTCTGCGGCTTAACCCTTGCCCCTTTTTCCCAACCAAAGGCAAACCCGGGCGTCCCCCCTTGCAACGGGTCAGCCCTTCTCCCCGCCACGGCGCAAAGGGCTTTTTAAAGGCTTTTTCCACCCTGCCTTTCGGCTTTGCTTTTACCCATCGGCTCCCCCCTCTTTTTGGGGGAAGGGCAAGGCCCCCTCGTTTTGCGTCTTGTCCCCCTTTGCCCTTTTGTGCATCCTTTTTAACTCTTCTAAGGCGGCTCGCTCGCAGGCCTCAAAGTCAAAACGGCCGGAGGGGGCCACCTCACCCCTGCTTTTTTCTTTACTGCCTCCTCTCTTTTTTTCTTGCTCCACCCGGCCTGCCACCCAGCTTAAAATGGCCCGATAGTCGCTGGCATACTTTTTGCCGCTGGCCCCCTTGTAATTGTCCAGCACCTCAACCATTCGTGTGGTGTCCTCAGCTCCATAGACGGCCACAAGCTTTTCATATTCCTCCCGGGTCATAGCCACATGCTCTGCCATGGCAATCTTTTCCTTCTGGTTTTTTAAAACCCCCTCCTCCTTTTCTTTTTTCTTTGTTATATTCTTTATCTTTTTCTCTTTCTTATCTTGTTGCCCCTCGCCTGCCTTTTGCTTGCCCTTTGCTTGCCCCTCGTCTGCCCTTTTTCCATCTTTGGACTGATACCGGTCATAGCGCACCACCGTAAACAAGCTGTATTGACACCTCGCCTCGCTTGTTACCTCCCCTGTCCGTTTCAGGCGGGCAAGGGCGGTTCTAATCTGCTTAACCGAAAGGTTTAACTCCTCGGCTAGCTTCTCGTAAGAGGCCACCCTCTGCCCCCTGCGTATCACAATCCCCCGCCAGGGCACATCCTCAAAGTTCACCGTCAAAAGCAGATGAATAAACAGCGCCCGTGTGGCATGGTCCTGGTACCATTCCCATCGGGTCAGGGTACGGTACAGCTTTATGTATCCTCCATCCATCATTTCGGCATCATCACCTCACTCTATCTCTACCAGCCGCTCCAGCTGGCGGTATAAAAAGTATAAAATCTCATCCTCGTCTACAAAGCCCAGCAGCTTGTCCCCAAAAAGGGCCCCTGCAATCGCCTCCTTTGCCTCCTCCAAAAAAAGGTCACGGCATCGGGGGCATAAAATATAGCCATGAGGGGTTAACTCGCCAAATTTTGTTTTCTCCCCGCACCCGTCGCACACAGGCTTTTTTGTGGGCATTCCTTCCCTCATTGCAAGAGCGATCGCATACGCATCCCCTCCCATCAGACAAGTCCCCCCATTTCTAAAGGGGTAAAATCCATACCTTCCCCCGCCCCAAATCCCTCCGAACCTGGGGGGTACTCCCCCATCCTTTTTGGTTTTCGGGTGGGTTGCACCGGTATGCCCTCTTTCCCCGTTCGGTAGAGTCCCCCCCATAGTGGGGCCATGCCTTGGCCCTTTCGGGTAACCTCCCCCTTTGCCCGGCTGCTTGCCTTAAAAGCCGTCAGGGCAGCCATCCCCTCACTGCATTTTCCCCTCAAAAACTTGTAGTTCACAATCCTCATCCTTTCCACTGTCACAGGCTTTTTCCTCGTTCAAAGGCCATGGTCAAACTTACGCAAAATTAAAGCAAACCCTTCCCGTCTTTTCGGCCTTTCCCCCTCGAAACATCGGCGGCAAAGGGGTATAGCCCCCTGCCCCAAACCCTCATCTTAAAGGGCCTTCCACAAAAAAATACGACAAAGGCAACAAATCCAAACGCCCAATACCCTTCTCCTTGTGGCAGCAAAACTTCTTCCACAGCCTTTACAAAGGCTTCTTACTCACCCTTTTTCGGGCAGGCTTTCCCTTTTCTCCATGGGCAAAAAACCGCCCGCCTCATCCTTTTCCCCGTTACAGGCCGCCGCCTTTTTGTCTTCCACCCGCCATTTTTCCAGCAGCCGATAGGCAGGCTGGGTTATTTCATTGCAGGGGCAGGCAAAATGCGCCGGTTGGGTCATTTTGCTCCCATCTGCCGCCCTATGGGTTATAACAGGGGTTAAAATGGTTTTTTCCTTTTTTCTACCAGAGCCAGACATTTTTCTCACCTCGCCACATTCTATGACGGGCTTTCTTTGTCCCATGCTCCTTTGCTTTCATGCTGTGGGTTTGTTTTTTTCGCCATTCCATATTTTTACATCATTTTTAAATGTAACGACTTGTAACTACATTTTAGTACTGTATTGTAACATTGTCAAGTACTTTTCTCATTAAATGTACTTTATCGTTACCGTATATTGTGTTACGTTTAGGTACATATTATGATATATGTTAAAGAAAGGGATGATTCATATGATTAGCAGCAGATTAAGAGAGTTGCGCCAGCAGCACGGATATACCCAGCAGCACATGGCCAACTTGCTCAATATAAAACGCCCCACTTATACAAGATACGAAACAGGCACCAACGAACCGGACCATGAAACCATCGTGCGCCTGGCAGATATTTTCGCAGTCAGCGTCGACTTTCTTCTCGGCCGTGGGGAGGAGGAAAAAAGCATAAGAAAAAGCCCCTCAGAGGAGGAGCTGTTGGACGAGAAAACAAAGCTTATTCTTTCTCTTTTGAATCGGCTGTCTCCCGCCAACCGGGAGGCTGTGTGGAGGTATGTGGATTTTCTTGCCTCTCAAGAAGAGAAAGGATCAAATCAATAATCTTGTCCTTGCTCTCATCGCTTAAACTGTTTAGCATATGTATGTTGTCGTTCATCTTATGTCCTCTCCTTACATATTTGGCACCGCAAGGACGTACCTTTTTGGATATGTGTTAACTATAATATCCCATATTTTTCCAAATATCAACATTAATTAATATTTTTTTAATAAAATTTTAATTAATTATTTGTTTTATACTATGATTTAGCCTTATAACATAGCTTTTTTGGTATATTTTTGAAATCTTTTTACATTTGTAATATTTTTCCATATTATTTCACTATCTTTATAACAAGCGCCCCCCTCCTTATGGGAGACGGGGGCATTTGTATATAAGGAGGGTAAAACCATGGCCAAAAAAGCCCAAAAAGGGGAAGCCCCCGCCCGTGCCGGGTGCTACATTCGGGTATCTACGGAAAACCAGCTGGAAAACTACAGCATAGAGGAGCAAACCCAAAGGCTTTTGGCCTACTGCACAGCACGGGATATTGCCATCCATTCCTTTTATATAGACCCGGGCAGCTCGGGGGGCAACCTTAACCGCCCTGCCCTCAATCGGCTTCTTTACGATATTTACGAAAAAAACATCAACCGGGTCATCGTCTACAAGCTAGACCGTTTAAGCCGCAGCCAGAAAGATACCCTGCTTTTAATAGAAGACGAGTTTTTCAAAAACGGGGTAGACTTCATATCGGTCTGCGAAAATTTTGACACCTCCACCCCCATGGGCAGAGCCATGATCGGCATCCTATCGGTTTTTGCCCAGCTGGAGAAGGACCAAATAACAGAGCGGTTCACAATGGGTCGGGTGGGCAGAAGCCGTGCAGGCTACTACCACGGAGGCCCCACACCCCCCACAGGCTACCGTTATATAAAAGGAGAGCTGATAGCAGATGAAAAAACAGCCCCACAAGTGCGAGAGGCCTTCTCCCTGTTTTTGTCGGGCTACAGCCTCCATGCCGTCACCAAAACCCTTCATGAAAAATACGGCGGCTGGAGCGGCCACGCCCTCACCGCCCGCGTGTTAAAAAACCCCGTCTACATCGGCAAGGTTCGCTTTGGCGGGCAAGAGTATGAAGGCCGCCACCATCCCCTTATAGATGCCAACACCTTTTACGAGGCCCAAACCCTGCTTTCCTCCCCCAATCGGGAAGGGGCAAAAACCCCCTCCCAACGGCGGCCGTTTCGGGCGGCGTCTCTGTTGTCGGGGCTTCTTTTCTGTGCCCGCTGCGGGGCTCGCTACAGCGCCGTTCACGGCTTTTACCGCTGTTATTCCCGCTCCAAATGCGCCCCCCGCCTCATTCAAGACCCGGCCTGCCAAAACACAAACTGGCCCATCGACCAGCTGGATGCCATCATAAAAAAAGAGTTAGAAAAGCTGGTCTTTGAAAAGCCCACCTCCACCCCTTTTTGCGTCTACCCCCAGGAGGAAAAAGCCCTCCTGCAAAGAGAGGCCGCCCGCCTGACAGAAGGAATAGAAAAGCTAACCCAATCCTTAAAAGAGGAGGGAACGCCCCCCTCTCCCGAGTCGGCCGCCCGCCTAAAAGCCATGACCGCAGGGAGGGATGCCCTCCTCTTTGGCCTGTTCCAAAGCCGCCGCCCCCATCATTTAAAAAACAGCCCCCCTTCCTTTAAGCAGTTATTCGGGTCCTCCCCCCTGCCGGAGCAAAGGCTTTTTCTCTCCTGCCTGATCCACTCCATCCGCCTAGACGGGGAAAAAATAGAAATAAACTGGCGCCTGTAGTCTCCTTATGGTGCTGCAGGCTTTTTTAATACACCTTTGCCCTCCCCCCACAAAAACACCCTTTTTTTAAAAACTAAATCCACCCTTAACCTTTAACTCCCTTTCTTTTATCATCCATCTCGCCTTACCTTGCCTAAAAACAACCTAAATCCCACCCTTCATCCTTTCATCTCTTTCCTGTATAATCCCCCCTTCCCCTTATTTTCTTTCTTATATAATCTCCCTCCCGCCTTGTTCTTTTTTTATATCCGTCACCTATTTGCACCCTGTTTCACTTTGCCCCTTACTTTCCAACAGCCACCGCCCCATGGGCAAAACTTCTTTACCCCTTTACCAAAAACATTCCACCCCAAACAGATAAGCTTCTCCCTCTTCTCCCTCTTCTTCGCCCTACACCCGTTTGGTTTTTTACCCCAATAAAACAAATTTGGCTACACCATGTGCATGGGCTTTGGCTGCAACGCCGCCGGCGTGGTGGGCTGCCGCATTATAGACACCCCGAGAGAGCGGCTCATCGCCATCCTCACCAACAACTTTGTCCCCTGCAACGGCCGTTTCCCAACCCTTATCGCCATCATTACCATGTTTTTTGTCGGCACGGGGGGTGGTCTCTTTCAAACAGCCTGGTCGGCACTTTTGCTGACAGGGGTCATCGTGCTGGGTGTTGCCATGACCCTTCTTGTCTCCCGCCTGCTCTCATGTACCCTCCTAAAGGGGGTTCCCTCCTCCTTCACCCTGGAGTTGCCCCCATACCGCATGCCCCAAATCGGGCGGGTGCTGGTTCGCTCCATGTTAGACCGAAGCATCTTCGTTTTGGGGCGGGCGGCGGCGGTTGCGGCTCCCGCCGGGCTCATCCTTTGGCTTATGGCCAACATCACCCTTTCAGGGGTAAGCCTCCTTGCCCATATCTCCACTTTTTTAGACCCCTTCGCCCAATTGCTGGGTCTTGACGGGGTAATCCTTACCGCCTTTATATTGGGCTTTCCCGCCAACGAAATTGTGGTGCCCATCATCATCATGGCCTATCTGTCCACCTCCACCCTGGTAGATATCGCCCAGCTGTCCGACCTTAAGCTGCTGCTTACAAGCCACGGCTGGACCTCTCTCACCGCCCTTTGCACCATGCTTTTTTCTCTCATGCATTGGCCCTGCTCTACCACCTGCCTTACCATCGGGAAGGAGACAAAAAGCCTTAAATGGACGGTTATAGCCTTTTTAGTCCCCACCATAGTGGGTATGATAGTCTGCTTTCTTACCGCCTCTGCCTTTCGCCTGCTGGGCCTTGGCTAACATTTTTGCCAAAGGTTCAGCTACTGTAAAAAACCGCTGCCTCAGCCACAGCGGTTTTTTTTGCGCAGATAAAACACTCCCCGTTTTTTAAACCTAAGCCAACCTCCACTTTGCCATGCCCGCCCCACTTGCCTTACATATCTGCCGCACCAATTCATACAACATTCCCCCTCCCCAAGCAAAACCTCCACCCTTTTTTCCAT